TCGATAATTGCATCAATGGTTGTCCAGCTATTACTTGATCTTGCCGGGCCAGGTATTGATGTATTTGAAGGTTTATCTTCTATAGCAACTATAAGATATGTTGGGTCTAGTTGGTTGATAGTAAAGGTTCCTCGAATCTCATTACCATTTGGCTGTAAAAAATATACCATACTTAGACCAGGAGTATATCCGCCGTGATGTTCTAATACTAAATTCCAATCTAATCTATCACCATATTTTACAGGTATATCAAGTCCTGTAGAATGTACAGCTTCATATATGTCTATAACTGACAAATCATAATCGTTAGCTTGACCGTTGTTACTCTTCAGTAGCAATACTCCATACTGGTCATAGGTTTTAAACAATTGAAGATCAGCACTTCCTAGATCCATAGTTAAATCTTCAAGACCTAAAACATCTCCATCTTCATTAAAAATATTAGTTACAATATTTTTAACAACTCCAAGTTTTTTAACTTTTGCAGGAGCAGTGATAAAAATTGGCATATCAAATTCTATACTACAAATGTCAATATCACTTTCAGCGCCTTGGGGAATTGTACGAGAACTAAATGTTAAATTTTTTAAATTTACAACACTCAGGCTGGTCCAATCAACATAGTTGTCAGTGGTTTGAATCTCAAAACTTGGATTGAAAAAAACTAAAATTTGTTCAAGAAGTTGAAGTTTTTGGTCAGTATTTGATGTCCATATATCAGCTTTCATACTCAATTTATAAGGAGTCGGCATTAATCTTTCGATAGTATAATGTCCGCCTTGTGTATTTTCGTATATTGGATCACCTGATGCGTCAAACTCAGAATATTTTCTTTCTCTAATATTAATTTTACTAACAAATGTAGCATCACTGAGTCTAGTCATATCAAGTTCTAGTCCTGTTATATAACAAGCTATTCTTGGCACGGTTGGCATTTTATTTTCAGAGTTATCTCTAATTATAGAAGCTACCTGTCTCGATAGGTCACCGTACATTACAGGAACATGTCTTTCCTCACCATCACCCGCTTTAAATTTAAAGCCGATGAAAAAACGCATAAATTGGGTTACATAGCGTCTAATCTGACCATCATAAAAGAAATCCATTATTCATCCGCCTTTGGTCTAAGAGCTTTACTCAAACTCTGTTTTTCTTTAATCATTTTATTATTAATTTTATTAACCGTTTCGTTATTAATAAATCCTGTTTTTTGTGTCTTACGATTGTCCTTGCCTTCAAATGTAGCACCAACATCGGTATCCGACGGCCCAAGATTACTCATAGTCATGCGTATGTTGTCCTCAAATTTAACCCATCTAGCACCGTTGAATCTAAACAATCTAGTTGGAAAATAATCTGTACGTAAATGAAATTGTCCTTCTGCAGGATTTAAAGGAAACGCTATTCCACTAGAGAAAGGAGTCCCGTTTGGTGGAACACCATCGCCGGTTATATAGCCGCCATAGTCTTCCCACTCGGGTGACTTATAAATTGTAGATGCTGTGGCTCCAACATATATAGGATCACCGTTGTCATCAACTAACGGATTTCCATCAGCATCAGTTGCTTGAGTTTCAAAAGATACATTTAATTGAGTGTTATCTGATGTTACTAGTTCAGTTTCACCAGTTGTTAAATTCTTTTGTAATGTATAAAACTTACTTGTGTCGTAACCACTCTTAGGAGCATCTGCTTCCGCTTGATCAAGAACTGCTTGTGTAATCTGCATTTCTTTTTCATACGTTGACATAATATCGCGTAAAGTTTGATTAGTACCTTCGCCAGCAACCCCGTCGAGTATTTGTTTAAATTCTTGGCTGTCTACTAGAGGTTTGCATTTTGCACGATATAAATGTGGGTACCACGTTACTGAAAACCCTTCAGCAGCACGATTAACTTCTTCAATGACATAGAATCTTTTTAACGCAAAGTTAAAATCATTAAGAGCATATTCGTCTTTTAAGTGAGGTAATTCTAATACGTCACCAGCAATAATTTTTCTACCAAGTTTTTCAACGGTATCATTAATATGGAATGTAATAAAGATTGTATCGTTTTGTAAAAATAATCCAAACTGACTTAAATTAAAATCTATGTCTTGTAGATTATAGACTCCTCTTAAAATATAAACATCTGGATCGTATTTTCTATCACGATTTTCTAAGAATAATAAATCTTGGATATTTGAAACAGAGTCTGTTGTGTATGTAGGAGTGCTAGGATTATCTCCTTGCACAGAACTACCCGGTCCTAAATATTTGTGTACAAGCACATCTGTACCGCCAACTTGGAACATTTCCCAAACGGTTTTATCAATGAATTTGTAGTCGTTGCCCTTTTCTGGGCGATATAGCGAAAGTCTTGGCATAGTCATATATTTACCGCTACGATAAATACAAGCATGAGCTCAACTGATCAAGTAAAACAAGAGGTTTATAACTACTGCAAAGCTATGCTGGGTGACGGCATGATTGATGTAGAGTTAGATCCAATCCACTACGAAACAGCACTTAATCGTGCTTTAGCGGTTTTTCGACAAAGAAGCGATAATGCTGTAGAAGAAAGTTATGCGTTTTTGGTGTTAAAAACCGATACTAACGAATACATACTGCCAAAAGAAGTTCAACAAGTTAGACAGATTTTTCGCAGAAGTGTAGGATCCAGAACCGGAGGCGGCACTGGCGGCACGGTATTTGAACCGTTTAATTTAGCCTATACAAACACTTACCTGTTAAGTTCAACTAATATGGGCGGATTGTTAACTTATGAATTATTTTCTCAATATCAAGAACTTGTTGGGAAAATGTTTGGAGCATTTATTAATTTTACGTGGCATCCGCAGAGCAGAAAATTAATCATTCATCAACGTCCCAGAACAGACGAATCAGTAATGCTACAGATTTATAACATCAAACCAGATAGTTCTATTATTACAGATACATATTCTGGTCAATGGATCAAAGACTACTCTCTAGCAAACTGCAAAATGATGTTAGGACAAGCTCGTGAAAAGTTTGCTCAAATTGCAGGACCCGGCGGTGGAAGTTCTCTTAACGGTGCTGCGCTCAAAACTGAAGCACAACAAGAAATAGATAAATTAACTGAAGACCTAATGAAATTGGTTCCTGGCGGTTCAGGATATACCTGGATAACTGGTTGACCTTAAAATAAATTTCACGTATAATATTCTTAAATTGGAGAATATTATGATTATAGGTGTTTGTGGATTTATTGGTAGCGGCAAAGATACTATTGCTGACTACCTTGTCAATTTTCATGAATTTAGGCGAGAGAGCTTCGCCAATACATTAAAAGACGCAGTAAGTTCTGTATTTGGTTGGGATCGAACTATGTTAGAAGGGCGGACCAAAGAAGCCCGAGAATGGCGCGAACAAGTTGATCCGTGGTGGGCTGAACGGCTGGCAATGCCTACACTTACTCCTCGTTGGGTCCTACAATACTGGGGAACTGAGGTTTGCCGTAAAGCGTTCCATGACGATATTTGGATCGCTAGTCTCGAAAATAAACTCCGCAATAGCAAAGACCACGTTGTAATTTCAGATTGCCGGTTTCCTAATGAAATTTCTAGCATCAAAAATGCAGGCGGCAAAATTGTATGGGTACGACGAGGAGAATTACCTGATTGGTATGACATAGCCGTTGCTGCAAATCAAGGACATAACTGGGCTTTTCAAGAATTAAAAATGCGAAAAATACATGCTAGCGAAACCGCATGGGTAGGTACTGATTTTGATCATATCATTGATAACAACGGAACTATTGATGATCTATATAAACAAACTGAATCAATAGTCGGAGATCAAATCACCTTGTCTCCAAGTAATGCCCTCTTTGCTTAATACTTGAGAACAATTACAACATATTGTTTTTAAGTTACTTGGACGGCAATTGTCTAAATTGCCGTCAACATGAAATACTCTAAACACCTCAGAATGCGGGCTTTTAAACCCGCATTTTTCACATTGCAATTTTGGTTTATAACCGGCTCGCTGCCATCTAGGAATATGAGCCTTAATACCGTGCGCCATACAAGCTTCGCACAGCCTACGATAATAAGGTTTACCTTTTTTATAATAATTTAATGCCCTAGGGCGTTGTGCGCAGGCCTTACATAATGGTCTCATAAAAATATTTACACCTTTTCTTTCCCTTTTTCTGATGTTATAAGAAGGTATTTTTCCGTTTTACCGCTAAATACTTTGAGTAAAACTATTACCAGGAGAATAGGGAATGGCACTAACATCACCAGGCGTACAAGTAACGGTAATTGACGAGAGTTTTTACACACCTGCAGAACCAGGTACAACTCCGCTTATCGTTGTGGCCACAGGACAGAATAAAACAAATGCAGCAGGCACAGGCACCGCTGCCGGAACATTAAAAGCAAATGCTGGTAAGGCTTATAAGATGACAAGCCAGAAAGATCTAGTAGATACATTTGGCGTTCCGTTCTTTGAAAAGACAGCCAGTGGATCACCAATCCATGGCGGAGAACGAAACGAATATGGACTATTAGCAGCATACAGCTATCTAAGCGCATCAAACGCAGCATTTATTGTAAGAGCAGATATTGATCTTGATCAATTAGAAGCAACAGCAGACGCCCCGGGAGCAAACCCAACAGACGGCGCTTGGTGGCTAGATACGCAAAATACAACTTGGGGTGTACAAGAATGGAACAGCTCAACCGTTCCAAACGGTGGTCAGAAATTTGCCGCAAAAACTCCAATGGTATTATCAGACGATGATACATCAAAATTAGATGGATCAGATGTTCCTTTAGCATCCGTTGGATCTATCGGAGACTATGCTGTAGTTGCATTGTCAACAGGTCCAGCAGCATTATACTTTAAAACTCCTGGAAACAGCGGTGCTGGTGTAACAGCAGGTAGCTGGGTTTTAGTAGGTAGCAATGATTGGGCAGCAAGTTGGCCAACCGTTAGCGGTGGTGCAGTAACAGCATTAACAGCAGCAGATACATTTTTAATTAATGGAACATCAGTTGCAGTTCAATCTGGTGCTGGCGTGTCTGCAAGACTAACAGCAACAGCAAGTTATATCAATGGATTGGGCATTACTGGAGTAAGTGCAAAAGTTGCAAATAGCAGATTATATCTATATTCAGATGGTTCAACTGATACTGCAGGCGACTCAACATTGAGCGGTGAAATTGTAATTGCAACAGGTTCAGGAACCGTACTAACAGATTTAGGAATTAGCACAGGTACATACTTACAACCAAAACTAGTTCACGCTCCACATACATCTGTTCCAACATTTAAGAGAACAGATAATCCTTCAACAAAACAAGGTTATCCAACAGGTTCTGTTTGGGTCAAGACAACAGAGCCAGGAAACGGTGCTCGTTGGAGAGTTAAGAAATATAGTTCTGCTACACAAGCATGGACAGCAATTTCTGCTCCGATTTATGGAACAACACATTCAGCAGATTATTACTTAGATCGTTCAAACGGCGGTTTAGCAATTGATAAAGATTCTTTATTTGTTCAATTTAACAGCGATGAAGAATTTAGCTATACAACACCAAACGGAACACCAGCAACTGATTCAACATTAGAAACTTCTAAATTTAAAATTTGGAGACGTGCTGTTAAAGGTGCAACTTCAATTACTTCTAAAGTAATTGGTGCAGGAACCGTAAGCGGTGCTAAGAGCTTTACAATTAAGCAGTCTGTTGTTGGTGATGCAGCATTAAGTTCATCATCTACCGTTAGCTTTACCGCAGCAGGCGACAGCACAGATGCTGAAACAATCGCAGCAGCAATTAACGCATTAACATTCCATGATTCAACAGGCTTAACTGAAATTACAAATAACGTTGAAGCAAGTGTTTCAGCAGATAATCAATTGGTAATTAAACATAAAGCAGGCGGCGAAATTAGATTTAAAGATACATCTGGAACAGCATTTGCAACATTGTTTAGCGCAAGTGCATATGTTTTAGATCTAAGTTCTGAAGCTCCTGGCGCAGCAGACGGATATCTAGCAACATACTGGCAACCACTAACAACTGCAGGATTTACAGCCAGCGGAGATGCTCCGTTGAACGAAGCAGAAGATGGTCAATTATGGTTTAACAATGTTTATAGCGATGTAGACATTATGGTTCATAACGGATCAACATGGAAAGGTTACATGAATGTATTTGCTTCAACCGATCCAGCAGGTCCATATGTTGGCGCAAGTATGCCAACAACACAACAAGATGGAGTAACATCTCTTGTAACTAATGACTTATGGATTAGTACAGCAGATATGGAAAACTTCCCAACTATCTATCGTTTTAATGATGACATTCTAGGCGGTATTACAGATAAGTGGGTATTAGTTGACAAAACTGACCAAGTATCAGAAGAAGGTATTGTATTTGCTGATGCACGTTGGGCAACCAGCGGTGGGGACACATCAGTAAGCCCAACACTTGCTGCATCTTCAATTGTTGATTTATTAGAAAGTGACTTCTTAGACTTTGACGCTCCAGATCCAGCACTATATCCAAAAGGTATGTTGTTATGGAACACACGTCGTTCAGGCGGTAACGTAAAACAATATAGAAATGGTTATATTGATGTAACAGCAGATAACGGACGCATGGGCAATGTAAGCATGGAAGTATATGTAACAGATCGTTGGACAACAGCGTCTGGTAATAACGAAGACGGTTCCGGCACATTTGGTCGCAAGGCACAGCGTAAAGTTGTTGTTCAAGCACTTAAGAGTGCAATTGACACAAGTTCAGAGATTCGCGATGAAGAACGTCGTAACTTTAACTTGATTGCTGCTCCTGGTTATTCAGAAGTATACAGCAATTTAGTTAACTTAAACATTGACCGCGGAATGACAGCATTTGTTCTAGCAGATACTCCATTACGTCTAAAGAGCAATGCAACAGAACTTATTAATTGGGGTACAAACGCAAATGCCGTAACTGACAACGGCGATGCAGGCGTTGTAACATATGATGAATATTCTGCAATGTGGTATCCAAATGGATTCACAACAGATTTAAGCGGTGTGAATGCAGTTGTACCTGCAACACACATGATGCTTAAAACAATTGCACTAAGCGATCAAGTTAGCTATCCATGGTTTGCACCAGCAGGTACACGTCGTGGTGGTATTACTAATGCAACATCAGTTGGTTACATTGATTCTGTATCAGGCGAATTCCAAACCGTGTTCTTAAACGAAGGTATGAGAGATGTTCTTTATGACCTAAAGATTAATCCAATTCCGTTCTTCGTTGGTGTAGGACACGTGGCATTTGGCCAAAAAACAAGAGCAAAGAACGCTTCTGCACTAGATAGAATTAACGTAGCACGTTTAGTTGTATATCTGAGAAGCCAGTTGAATAAACTAGCTCGCCCATACATTTTTGAACCTAATGATAAAATCACTAGAGACGAAATTAAAGGCGCAGTGGAAAGTTTATTGCTTGAATTAGTAGGCTTAAGAGCATTATACGACTTTGCGGTGGTTTGTGATGAAAGTAATAACACACCATCAAGAATCGATCGTAACGAACTTTATGTTGATATCGCAATTGAACCAGTGAAAGCAGTTGAGTTCATTTATATTCCATTGCGTGTTAAGAACACAGGAGAGATTTAAAAATGGCACTATCATCACTGAATAGATTTTCTATTCCACCATCAGGTGCAAACAGCAACACAGCGTTGCTAATGCCAAAGCTAAAGTATCGCTTTAGAGTAACATTACTTGGTTTCGGTGTTGAATCTAGCGTAGAATTAACTAAGCAGGTTCAAGACGTTACAAGACCTAAAGTATCTTTTGAAGAGATGACCTTAGATGTGTACAACTCAAAAGTATACCTAGCAGGTAAGTACTCATTTGAAACCGTTACATTAACACTACGTGATGATGCATCTGGTTTTGTACAAAAACTTGTTGGTCAACAAATTCAGAAACAATTCGACTTTATGGAACAAGCATCAGCACGTTCCGGTATCGATTACAAGTTCCAAACTAACGTTGAGGTACTTGACGGCGGTAACGGTGCAAGCGAAGCAAATGTCCTTGAAAAATTTGAATTGTATGGCTGTTTTGTTCAAAACGCAGACTACGGTGAATTAGCATACGGTACTAACGAACATGCTACCGTAGCATTAACAATCCGCTTTGATAATGCAATTCAGTTTGCTGGTGCAAACGGTTCAGGAACCGACCGAGGAATTGGTGCAGTTGTTGGACGTACAATTGGCGAAGCAGTTACTGGTCGTTCAGGCGCACAATAATAATTCGTTTGAATCAAAAGAGCCCGGAAATATTCCGGGTTTTTTTGTGGCATAAATATTAGTATGGCAAATAAATTTACTCGTTTCCTCACAGGTGTTGGTCAAGGTCTAACAAACCCCAAAGGTGTTTGGGGCAATTGGCAACATGCAACTCGTCTTTTTATAGACGATACAATGAGGTTGGCTCCGAGAACCAAGTTTTTATTTTATGTTCGTTTTGAATTAGATAAAACTGCTATCAAAGCACCTCAGTTTACCAACAGACATGCGGACGAAATTGGATTTTTAGTAAAAGCAACTGACTTACCAAAATATAACATCGAGTCAGTTACTAAGAATCAATATAATCGTAAAAAAATAATTTATAAAAATTATACTTATGATCCTATCAACTTAACATTCTATGACGATAGTGCCGGAATTATTA